ACCGTAGTTTAATATCGCAGGTATAATACCATAAGTAGTTCTTACTTTACCAGCACCTGAACCTGCTGTACCAGTATGAGCACCATCATATGCTGCTCCTGTAACACCACCATCTGCAAATGTTTCATCAACATCTGAACCTATTAAACCGTCTGCATAAGCTGATTCACCTAATCCAGTACCACCGTTACGTAATCCAAATAAGAAAGCTCTTTCTTTTTGAATTTTGTGTTCTTGTGATTTTTGCATTCTTAATCTAGCTAACTCAGATGATTCACCTCTTAAAGATGCTTCTAACAATGTACCAGTAATTTCAAGAGGATTCTTGAAAATCTGACAAGAGTTATAAACTACTTTAAGATCATCTGACCATGCTTCAGGTGAATAACCACCTTCACCATGTGCATTACCAACTACTACAAATACATCGTCTTCTGCTGGATCAATCGTAGCATTACCGATATTTTTATATTTAATAGTTGTTGATGCAACCGAGATTAATACTACTCCTCTAGGTGTACCTGTTTTATTTGTGTGATCAGATTCTGACCATACTTCACAAACAAGCCCTAACCATGAAGCATCTGGTGTTGATGATAAACCTTTTATAGTATCAACTGCGAATGCACTTGAGCATTCTGCACCTGCTGCTGCATTATCTGGGTTAGCATTTGCTTTAAAAGTTTGCTCAACCCAAGGTTGTCTGTGTTCGAACATTTTAAAAACGGGATCTGGAACATTTCTTGTTTCTTTATTAGCTATAACAGTTGTAAACGGAGTTACGTCCGTCCACAATTCTTTTACAACTTGAGGATCGATGTAAAAATTACGTCTATCCGTAAAGAGAACTCCAGATGCACCGCCATTGTGTAGATCTTTTGCTGCCATCTTTTTATCTCCTAAAACCCTTCACTCAACTGCTATATAAGCCTTCGGTCAGGGATAGATTGTTTATTATTTTTTCCATGCCAGCATACCTTGATTAAACAACTGTTCATCATTCATAGGCGCTTGAGAAGTTCCACTTGTTACTGCTGTAGATTGAGGAACTTTCATTCTTTCTTCTCTTTGTTGATACTCAGCGACTTTTTGTTGTGATTGCATTTGCTCTCTACTTGGTGCATGATTCATTTCATACACTTTAAATAAAGTTTCAAATGTAACATTACTTGGATTTTGTAGCCAATTAATTGCATCGTTTGCTTTATTAGCATCCCAGCCAAGAGTTTGAGTAGCATAACTTACAGCTTGATTTTGAGCTTGTTGCTCTCTTTGAGCTTCGTATGCTAATGTTTGTTGCTCTTGTCTATATTGATCTACTTTACCATAGTAATCTAACATATCGTCTCTATATTTATCAACAGACAACCTATATTTAAATGAATCGCTGTCTGGATCATTGTATGCGTCTACCTCGTTGTAAGAATGTGGTTTTTCAGGACGATTTGGAGCCTGCAATGAATTCTGCTGCGCAGGTGGTTCATTGGAAGGCGATTGCTGTTCTAAATTTTGCAAGATTTGGGGGTTTTGTTGTATAGCGTTAGCAACAGGTCCCATCATGTGTTTATATTGTTCAAACTCTTGACTTATTCGATTAAGCTCACCTTGTGTCTTGTCGTGCTTCGATTGCCAGTATTCATAACGATCGGTATCTTGTTTTTCTTGTTTTGGGACAGCATTAGCATCACTTGCTAATTGTCCTATAGAAGTTTCAGCTGTTGGGTTAACCATATCACCAGAAACACTTAGTTTAGGTTCTTCAGGCATAACGCCTGCTTGACCTATTGGTGCTTTTGCTGGATCTGTTGTTTCCATTACTGCCGCTTCTGTTTTTATTACGTTTTCCATGTTTCTCCTAGTTTGTCATTATCAGCAACTATTCATCATCAATACCTAACAACTCCTCATTCATAACTCTTTGAGGACTGTCAACTTCTTTAACAATAACGTCAACCTCGTCCTTAATTTGTTTTAAGTGGTCATTAGTTCGATGTTTGTACAATTGAGATGCTGCTTTCATATCTGCTTCCAGTTTTGCTAGCTTCACCTCAAAATCTTTTAATTCAACACGTTTTCTATCATGTAGTGATTCACGCTGTGCAGTTTGAAGATCACCTTTAAGTTTTTTGATTTCTTCTTGTGCATTTTGCATTTGAGATTGCATTTGTTGCATTTGACCTGCTCTCTCAAGAACGCCTTCCATGTCAGCTACGTCTGTTTGTTTTAATAACTCTACTTGATCTATAACTCCAAGTGAGTATAATTCTTTATAATATTCAAATCTTGCCCATCTATTAGAAGGTAATGTAGAACCAGATACAACTTGTACGTCATATCGACCTACTGTAATATCATTTATTCTACCTAAAATTGCGTTAGTTAAATCATCAAATACCAATTCATTAACTTTAACATCTTTAGGACCTCTATTAGGCTGTATAACTCTAAATGTTTTTTCTTCTGTATATATCCATTGTATCATTTCTATAACAAGTAAACCTAATTGATTTAACATTGCTTCAATGTCATCTTTTTTAGATCTAATACGTCTTTGACCAAACTCATCAAGTGCTATAGTTCCTTTATATGTTGTAGGAGCAGCACCTTGGTCACCTTGCATTAATGCATATATACCTAAAATTCTTTCTATATCAGCTTTAGCTTCTCTTTCATTATTATATAGTTCGTTTGGTAACGGAACAGGACCAGCAACAATTGGCTGTCCTAATTCAGGATCAAACTCTATAACAGCAGTACCTGCTCTGCCCCACTCTTCTTCTAAGTTCTTTTTATCCATAGAACCTCTAGGTATAAGTAGCTTAACATTAGTAGAGCTAGAAGCATGTGCTATAATTAAACTTCTAATTTTATTAACATATTCTTGTAAACCTTTAACTAGCCTAACATCACTTTGAGGAAACGGGTTTCTATCGTGATGATTCATTAAAGTAACTATTGGATATACAGAAATAGGTTTCATATAATCAACAATAAGTTGATCGCCTACAGATATAATGCATCTTACTCTATCACATTTTATTGGAGTAATTTGTATCATATTATCTTTTACTAAATCATTTATAGTAATAGGAATTAATCTAGTAGTAGAGTTAGGAATTGAACCTGCTCTTTCTTCTCCTGGTAATTGCACTATTTGCTGAGTAGCAGGATCCATAAACTCATGAAATTCTCCATTAAACTGATCGTACATTTGTTGTGTTCTTTGTACTTCTTCTTTAGATGTAACGTATATAGGATCTACACCTCTTTTATGTATAACAAATGCTGGATTCTTTAAATATTCTTGAAACTGCTCTTCACTTAAAACACGCTCTCTTGGTTCGTAAGGATCATATACTCTAACCATAGGCATTTTAACTTTAGTAAATCTTTCCATTACTTCTAATTCTCTATCATCATCAAGAGCACTTACAGTTGCGCCTTTATTATAAGGACCAACTTGTTGATTATAATCTGAATTATCTCTTGATGTTGGATAATTGCTTAATATGCTAGTCTGATCTGCATTTTTTATTTGTTCTGCATAATCAGGATACTTTAATAATAACTGAGATTGCATTGTTTTTTTTGCAATAATAATATGATTAGCATCTTGACAAAACGGATCTCTTGATGCTGGATCAATATATACATCCATTGGGTCTATAGACTTAAGGCATACTTCGCCTTTACCAAAATCACCATTCATATCTGGATAAGCCATAATACAGCCCATTCCTTTTACATAGTAATCATCAATAGCTTGTTTTAATACAGTATTACCATTAGAGGTATCCCATATATATTCCATTAAGTCAGATAGTACTCTACCTGTCTTAACATCACTATCT